TGTTGCCTGTTTATTTTTATAAGCCATGTTGAATATATGGAGTCCAACTTCAGGCTTAACACAATTGTTTAATACCTTTTTTTTAAATGTGGTTGAAATATTAAACTGATCAAGATTAAATCCATTCCGTAATTGTTTATATTTTATATCACGAGATCTAATCTTTCTTTTATCCTTTCCGATGTCTGAAATTATGAAATTAGTCCAAAAATAGTGATTATTGCATCTTTGAGGTTTAATTAAAGGATCGTAGTATGAAATAACATTCTCAATAACATATTTTCCTTTAAAGAAGTGTTTGAGAAGTATAATCTCTTGATATAACTGCATATCCGGATATTTGTCTTTCATATGCTCTTGAACATTATGAAGCGTTCTCATTCTTGAGTGTGTTGGACATGGAGGAGAACTCCATATAAAATCATACTCTTTAAAGTGGTCCAAAAGATATTGGTGAGCATCAGCGACAATAACTTTATCGTTTGGGAAAAAGTGTTGATAAATCTTAGCAATCTCCGGATCCAATTCAACTGCTGTTATTTCATGTTCATCGCTCCAAAGTTTTCGATTCCCACCAATTCCTGCATATAAATTGAGGATTTTCATTCAATACCCCCGAATTGATAAGCTTAAACATTTGGTCGCCATACGATCACTCTCCTTCCGGTTATTCTGCATTTTCTTTTTGTTGCTGCTATAACATCCCCTTTCGTTCTAAGCTCGAAAATTCTTGGAGTTACTCGGTTGATGCTCCAACCAAGAGCATCCGCAATCTCCATGTTCGAGGCTTGCCCCTTTTGGTTCAAAACATCCATGATAATATCATGGTGGCCGGGAGTGATTGGGAGTGTGTCCAAATACGCATCTTTACTTGTCTGTTGATACATTTTCTTCACACTCCAAGGTTATTTTTGATATGGTTCCGTCCGGGTTCTTTGTCATATATCCATATGCAACAAATCCGTTCATTTCTGGGCCTCGCATGATTTTATAATTTCCAGACATAATTCTTCGGGAATAATGCTCCGTTCAACGGCATTTTTAAGGCCTTGCGTTCCGGTGTGTGATCCCCTCGGAGCTGCGATATGACAACCGGATTTTGGTTTGCATATTGGCCGGGGCTTCCAATCTTCATTATTTGTCCATATATCGGTAGGCTTCATCCGATTATCTCCATATTGACAATAAGATATTGTTTTTCTGTTTTTGTCGGACATAAAAGGCATTTTTCTTAATTTGCCTCTCGGATTTTCAATAAAATAATACTTCGGCATAAAATAAACAATTAATTCCAAAGTTTTGCAAACCAAATCAATCGATAATTGTGCAGAATCCGTTTTCGGTGTGTGATCGTAATTCCAATTTTTTCCGATTGTTGCAACACTAAAAGATTGACACGGAGGAGAAGCCCAAATAATATCAGGTTTAAAGGGTATATCCTCCGGCTCAAGTTTTAAAATATCTTTGCACAAATCAGGGTTAAACTCTGAATTAATATCAACCGTGAAAACTTCATGGCCCCGGGCTTTTGCAACTTTTGAAAAGCTTTCGGTTCCTGAAAATAGCTCCAATATTTTCATTTCTGGGCCGCCTTTAATGCGTCGAGTTCAGTTTGTAGCTCTCTTATTTTTTCGGTTTGGCTTGTTATGTATTTATTTCGCTCAAGCATATCCTTTCTCAGTTCGTTTATATTTCTGTTTGTTTCTGCTAAATCTTCTCCGGCTTCAATTCTTAAAAGCTTAATAATTCCAAAGCGTAAAGCGTGCGACCATTTAAGATCTGCCCGCTTGGCCTTGTCATGCAATTCTTTTGAAACCGTTGTGCTTATTGTTATTGTCATTTTTATTTTACCTCCCTTAATGGAGAGTATGAGAGTTTCTTCGATTGTTTATCCTTTCCCCTGATTAAACGAGATATTTTTCTTCTTCCCGTTTTTCGCTGGTATAAAACTTTATAATGCCCCCGTTGGATCTGCTCCTTGGTTATCACGGTTGAGGTGACTCCCGTTCCATAAGTTCTTAAAACTGAATCGTAATGTCTGTCAATCATAACGGCGGCATATCTTTTCCCGTATTTATTTTTAATAACATAAACAAGGACTAAAGGGATTCCTTTCTTTTTAGCTTTACCTTTAATTTGTTTAACAGTTCTCTGTTTGGAAAGCGGAATTAAATAAGGTTTAAACGACATTTTTATTTTACCTCCTTTATTCTAATATGTCCAACTTCGCAATCGTGTCGATCACACCAAATTTGAATCCCTTCCTCAGTTGCTCCAACTGATAGCTCGGAATATTCTTGGGGAGAGATTGGATGATCATCTTCTTCCATATTATAACACTCTGCATAATTGGATTTTTCCTTGCTTAATTCATCCAAACATTTTCCGCAATGGAAATATGAAAGAATTTTTGATTCTTCTTGTGTTTTAGTTTTCATTCCTTTACCTCATAGTGAATGCTTGAATTTATAGCTCCACCTGTTGGAACATCTGAATCTTTATCATCCATCCACATTTTAGCAGATTTTTTAGCCGTTTCTAAATTCCAAAATAATCTACTTCTTCCGTCTGTATCCCAATTATCGTAGTAATAATAAACTACATATTTGAATAAATTTGTTCGTAGTCCTTTTACTTCAGTTATATCAGTTCTTCTTCCGTTTTCGTTTTCTTGTGTTATATTTACTTTTGTTTCTGGGCCGCTTCGGGCTTCGTCTTCTTTACTTGTTTGATCCGTTTTCGTTTTCATAATATAAGTATATACTTTATATATATAAACCTTTCGATTTCATGGATATATACTTTTTAAGAAAACTTCTTGGTTATTGAAACTAATGTAAAACATATATATATATATATTGGTCTAAGCCGATATACAACCTATGGAGTATATATAATTGTTATTATACTAATAACATTTATAAAGTATATACTAAACTATATACTTACCGGCCTAAATAATCTCTTTTAATTTTTATGTCCGGGTATAGCTCTTTTGCTTGAATTGTGAAAATTGAGATCTCTTCTTTCATATCTTTTATTTTTCTATCTCTTTCTTTATAGAAATTTAAACCGGTCTTAATCAATTGTCTTACAGTCGCGGAAAGGTTGTCAAATCCCGCAAAATCCATGATGCTCCGTATAGCGTTTTCATCTTCCGGCTTAAACCGGACTCTTATAATATTACTCTTAACCATGCCTTTTTGTGTCACACATGATTATTAAAAGTATGGTTTTTGTGGCTACAAAAAACGACTTTCAAAATCACTTGGCGTTTAATACCACTTCAACACAAACGCCGCCAAATAGGATATATTTTTCCCGTTACGGGACTGGTTTTATATATCTTATACATCTTTCCTCTATTAACTGCAAAGCGTGCAAAAGGCTTTCCTTTCATATCCTTCAATAAAAATTCTCCATATAGGTTCTCAAATTGTTTATTGATCTCTTCCCGGAATTTATCCAAAGACATAAGAACGGCTCGAGTCAAAAACAAACGCTCTTTATACATTAAAGGTTTAAGATACTTTAATTCTTTTTTATATACCTTAAACTCAATTGTCTTCGCCATTTTGTATCGTGCTTAATTTCCGGTCTATTATTCCAATATCCAAACACATCTTTAAGAGAAACATAAAATCAATATAAATCTTATTGTGTGTATAGGCTCCCAAGTGTTTTGGGAGAATCACTCCTTGATCAGTTGTTTCATAATTCTTTTGCAACTTCTCAATTTCTTTCTTCCATTCCTTTTCGATTTCTTTGTTCCATTCTAAAGCCCTCAAAGAATATTCAAGGATCTTTAAGCAATCCCAAATAATTAAATTCAACTCCGGGTTTAAACTTTTAAGACTCATGAACTTTCTTATTAACTTCAGTTGGTCGAGGACTTGTCCTCCAAAATCGTTCGAGCTAGAGAACAATTCCAAATATTTTTCCATGCGTTCTTCTTTCATATGAGTATTAATGTTATTCCCTATTTAACTCCAAGCAATTCCCTTACTCCCTTTATGCTATATCTACGATGCCCACTTGGAAGCGTAACTGCTTCAAGCGTTCCATCCTTAAACCGATCACCTAACCAAGCATAACCAAGGCCATACTTCTTCTTAATCTCTTTAGCAGCAAGATAGGTTATATCGTTCTCTTTGACTTCAATTGTTTCATGCTTTAGCTTATTGTCTTTATGTTTAAGATATTCTTCCCACTCCTTCAATCCAAGTGATTGCTCAACGGAAGGAAAATAATCAATAATAATTTGCCTTTGGTTATGTGGCTTAGATTGAGCAAATAACTGAATAGCTTTCTTAGGCCAGATCTTAAACCGTCCTTTCGCATAGACTTCAAGACCGCAAACAATTCGATGCTCTTTCAAATAACTATCAATTGTTTTAAGATTCGGAATGCAAAAGAAAATTATATTATTCCGACTCCGGCAAGTTGCGAGCAATTTAACCAGAGTTGTATTTTCTTTTGACATCGCACGCCGGGAGAATGAAAATAATATGCTTTCATCTATTATTTGTATATCCCCTTTATCTGAGTTAAATATTGCGTTATGGAAGTCCTCAACCTTATAATGAACATTTTTTTTAATATCAAATTTTTTCCCTTGCTTTTCTGCTAAACAATGAGCTAGGATTAAAGCGAGGCTTGATTTCCCACTTCCTTCCCGGCCATATACAACACAAACAACATCTTGATCCTCCTTTATTTTTTTTATCCATTTATCAGTCAATTTACTCATAAACTCTAAATGTCGTTCTTTAAGCGAAATCATTAAGCGTCAATCCCTCCTCTGCGTCCTCAACTCTGCTATAACCAAGACAATCAATCAAAGAACATAAATCATTAAAATTCTTTTCGACTTTTGCGAAATCATACTTTTTATCTGGATGTAGTTTATCCATCTCTATTAAGTGAATGAAATGCTCCTTTTGTCTAAATTCAACTCCAGTCTGCGGATCTATCTTAACTCTTAATATTCGATAAAGTTGCAATACCTTTGTAAGGAACTCATGCTCCAATTTATTTCTTTTAGTCGATCCTTTTAATTCGCAATGCAATTCAGATAAACATTTATTTACATGAAACATTAAAGCAAGGATTGTTTCTTTATAAAACTCCCATTGAGCCTTTGCCTTATAATATGTTTTACTATCTAGCATTATACATTAAATCCGGCGGCTTTAAATATTAAAGCCATACTAACAATGTTAAAGACAATTATAAATCCAAGCATTATCAAATCTTTATATTTCTCTAATCCCTCGAGAGTGAAAACTTCTTTTTGATTTTTCTTCCATGTTTCAACCAAGAAGTCAATAGATTTATCTTCCGCTTGATGTAATAACGCCGTTCCTTTACTATCAACGGCCACGGCCTTTAATTGTCTGAAAGTGTTTGCATTTTCTTGAAATAGATGGAAAATATATTTCCCCTTCGGATCAACTGAACATAAATCTAAATCAAAGCTTTGCATTTTATACTTAGGCTTTTTAATTTTTAATAAACCTTTTTTAGTGATCAAAGCTTTTGCAAATAAGATTTTGCCTTGCGGTTGATGTATTATTACACGATATTTGTATAACAGATTATATCCAACAATCGTTCCGATTATAATGATTGGTAATCCCAATCCGACTCCATACAATAAGACTCCTCCAAAGAAGCTCATTAAATTTATAAATACTAATTCCATTCCCATTTTTTATTTTTTAAACGCATTCAAGGGGTTTAAATTCCCCAAGAAGCTTCCTCCTTTTCTTTCTGCAATATTTCGACTCTCAACAAACTTGACATTCTGATTAAGTAAATTAACATCAATTCCCCGCTCGCTACTTCGAGAGAGATTCAAAAAGCATGATCTTGTTATTAAATTTCCGACTTCTCTTATATCTGAGATGTCAATTCCGTAATTAATTCTTTTCGTTTTAACTTTGATGGTTGCGGCATATTCTCCAATTAAATCATGAATCATCCGAACAATCTGATTATGCTTTAGTCGGTTGGTTGTGCTTGATACTGTAAAGAATGGACCTATTAAATTTTCAATCCAAAGCTTTCCTTCATGTGTTTTAATCAAAGCCCTTCCAACATCCTTTTGGATCCAACTTTGCTTTTTCTCATTCCATTCCAAATTAAACAATTGGATCATTAATTTTTGTCTTTGTAAATTTGGATCTAAGTATTTAATTAATTCTGCTTGATTTTGCCCGCCGAAGGCGAGTCCTTGAGGCTGTCCTTGATATTCTAAGTCTTCCATTTAACGCAGTCCGATAAGCTCGAGTCCTGTGAATTTCTCTCGCTTTCGCTGTCGTTTTGTTGCTTTAATGTTGAAAAGTGCTGCTGTTGGAGATGCTACTCGCATATAGCGAGGTTTAATTTTAAATCCAAATTCTCCAAGGAACGGAGTTCTCCGCTTTCCTTTCGGAAGTTTCGGAAGCCCCCTTCGTGTTGGAGTCTTTGGAGGCGGAGTAAGAATTGGAACAATATCTTCCGCTGGTGCGGTTCGTGTTATTGTTCTTCCCGGAGTTTTAACATCAAATTTAAAATCAAATTTCTGCGAGAAATCTGAATCAAAACCTATATCCGTATCGAACTCGGAAGCTTGCCCAAAACCGATTCGGTCTGCTGCTCCTTGTCTTAATTCAAAGGCGGATTTAATCCCGGAACCTTGTCCGATTCCCGTTCCGATTTTCGGAGTGGTTCCGAATTTAAAAGGTTGATCCAACGCAGCAAAAGGGAATTGAGTTGCTGGGCCTTTGAGATCAGGTTTAATTTTAATTATTTCTTTAACGGGTCTTATTTGAATCGGTGAAGGCAATCCAACTCCAAAGACTCCTCCATAAACTTCCCCGGTTTCAACTACTTCAATTATTTTCTCAGGCTTTCCTTTTCTAAAATAAAATTGCCCTCCTCCAATTTTTTCAACAAGAGCCATATCTTTCCCGGCTGGTTTCACTACATACCCCGGACCGATTTTAACTCCCCGCGTAAATTCCACTTGAGTATCTCGCTCATAACCGAAGGATTCTCCCCTTCCCTTTGGAGTAAATGGAGTTAAACTTTCTCCATAAGTTATTGTCCTTGTGGTTTGGTATTTCGGACCAGTAAAAACATCAGTTGTCCGATAAGGAGTAAAACCGCTTGGTTCTATTATAGTAAAGGATTTATCTACTTTAAATAAATCTACGCCCGTTCCGGGTCTTGATTGAATTGTTCGAGTGACTTTTGTCGGCAGCGTTTCGGTAATATAACCATAACTGGAAGGGACATCATATTTAATTTTAAATTCTTGTTTTAGTTCTGCTCCTTTCCCGCTTTTTACGATGATACTGGTTCCGGGTTTTGCCGGTTCCGGCATTATCTCATATTGAGTGCCTTTCGCAATCCGTTTTCCAATTTGTTTGGTTGCAATCTTTGCTCCGACTCCGAATGATCCATAAGTTTCCGCTATATCTGCGGCCTCTCCAACAAAAGTATAAGTTTTTAATCCCGGCGGGGCTTCTCTTATTTCTTCCGCAGATTTCCAAATTTCATAACCGATAAGGCCCACTCCTCCAACTACTCCTCCGATCTTGATAGGTCCGGGAGCCAGTGCAATCGTTCTTCCCACTACATACCCCGCACCGGTCGTCAATCCAATTCTTTTGAAAGTTCCGGCCGCCGCTTCCCGGGATCCAAATTTTTCTTTTCCCACTAACCATAAAGATTCTGCAACTCCAACTTTTCCTTTTTCTTGATAGATTTTTGCCGCTTCAAATTGCGACATTTTAGTTATGCCTCCGGCCGGGGCATCTTCCGTTCTAATAATTCGGGAATGCTTACTCGGATCAAAACTTTGTGCTTCCGCTTGTCGTGCGGCGTATTCTCCGGCTGCTTGTTGAGAATCAATTTCAGTCACAACATTGGCCTCCCCTCGAGGTTGATCATCCGCAAGGGCTTGAACGCCCGCACTTCCATACTTCCCGGCGTAATATTGTGCAGCCTGTTTAGTGGCTGTCGGCACGGAGGTTTGTTCAGATCCAATAAAAGTCCTTTTCCCGTTTGACACAACATAAGTGGTCGTTTTTCCCGTTTTCGGAATATGAATTTTTTGAGTGTAACTTTTTTCCCGCCTTATTGCCGCTGATAATTTTGCACGGGCAATCGCTTTCTTTTTCCCGCCGATAATTCTTACAACCATAAAAGTAAATGGAATTACTTATTTATAAAGAATTTGGCGTTTATTTATAAATAAGCTTTTCCTTAAAATGAAATGAAAAAACCGGCATTCTTAATCTTAATTATTTTATCTTTATTAGTTCCGGCCCTTGCTGTTCCGGGACCGGTTGATATTACTAACTGGCCTCCGGCCGGAATGATGTTCCTTTATACATCGACTCCTTATATCGTATTTACTCCCGATCCAACGATTGTGGATTATGAATGTCAAATCGATGTAGATCCGGGTTTTCCCGCTCCAGTTGAAACAATCACGGCCACTCAATTAATCGGTCCGGGAGCAAATACAATTCAAGGTTATACATTCACGAATATAGTGCCAAATTCACACCAAGGTTATTTTATAAAATGCCGAGGTGATGATCAGATTCCGGGGCCGGGTTCTTGGGGACCATACGGATCGCCTATGGAGTTTTCATTTGTGGCCGATTTAGATCAAACCTGTGTTCCAGAAGCTGGTGGAATTATCTTAGCAGATCCACAAGGGTTTTTTAGCTTTTATACGCCTCCGGCGGGAACAACTCCTTACAATCGAACAGTATTTCAGAAACAGAATTGTCTTGAATATTCATACGCCTCCCCTGCAAATCCGGGAGCTGCACAAATTAAAGCCGTAGAGTTTCAAATTCATTATAACGATACGGTGTTTAATGTGACTGATTTTCACAATTTGACAAACCTTGGAACACCAACAACAACGGCACTCCAAATTAATACTTTTTGCTTTCAAAGTCCAATTGATTCACACAACACTGGGCAAAAAAAATATGAAGCAGAGTTGTGGCTGACAACAGCAACATTTCCGGCGGAAAGTTGTCAATTAAATTGGACTTATGCAATGAACTTAAATCCAAATTTATCAACCGATCCGGGGAATCCAAAGCTCGCAACAATTCTCGCAATGGCTTTATTTATAATTGCAATCTCTGCCGGCCTATTTATTACCGGATTAAAACGAAAAAAAGGGAGGGCTTATGGCACTTGAATTTAATTTCCAATCCGTAAAGGCTCAAGTTTATTCAACTCTAACATGGTTAATCGTAATGCTTGGATTAAATTTCTTATTAATCTTTGCTCCAAATTATTTCATGATCGCATCCGCCGCCGCTTATTTGGATTTATTGGCGTTCTTAACTCAACAGATTATTTATATCTTAATTGTGTGGTTCTTAATAACAGTATTTTTAGCATTAATTACGGCACTTCAGAAAAACGAAAAGGAGGATTTCAATGAGTGGTAACTCTCCCAAATTAAGAGTTTCAACCGATTTTAAAAAATGGTTGGACATTCATAGTCGTAAATATGGCCTTTCGAGAGTTCGATTAAGTCAAGTCCTCGCAGATCACTTAAACCGGAGGCGGAAAATATGATCGGAAAAAAAGGAGGGATTTTTGAAATCTTTTCAGCAATGGCTTTATTTTTAGCTGTTTCAATGATTGCGTTTATATCCGCCAAAGTTGGAGGGAGTGTTCTTGGAGGTTTGCAAAATACTTCCGCTGGCCAAAACGCTGTTGTTAATGAAACGATAAATGCGGGAATAGCAACATCACAAATGGGCGATGTAGTCTTTTTAATCATCTTTTGCGGATATTTATTGGCTCTCATAGCAACGAGCATGGCGGTTAATTTCCATCCAGCATGGTTCTTCATATTCGTATTACTTTCAATCCTTGGAGTTACGATTGCTGCTCCGATTTCCAATGCTTATGCGACAATAAGCCAATCGGAAGCATTTAACAGTTTAATAAGCACTTTCCCCGTCACTGATATGATAATGCTTAATTTGCCGTTTGTTATTGCGATAATTAGTGCGATATTATTAATAATTACTTATGCGAGGTCTAGAATATGAAAGCAAGATATTGGTTTTTAACTCTGATAATTGGATTTTTGGTTTCGTTCGGATCTGCTTCCGCAGTTTCAAATTTAACGGCTTCGGAGAATTTGGCTTATTATAAGTTGGAAGCAGCAACCGTTCCGTATCTTGATTCAACGCCAACGGGTGCCGACTTAGATCAAGCCACTATTGTTCCAACTCAAACGGGAGGAATTATTGGTTTTGGACAAAATTTTAATACTAACCAACGAATTTCAACAAATACGGGAATTGGAGTCGGAACTTCAGGGAGTGTTAATGTTTGGCTTAATACTGCGAGCGAGGGCATGAGCAGTAATATGTTTTTTGATGCAAATGATGGAGCAGATCGAACCTTTATGTATTGGTATGGAAATGCTGCAAAATATAATTTCCGGATTGATGGAGTGGATGTTTTTGGGGGTGCGATGGGACCGCAAGGGACTGGTTCTTGGATGATGGTAACAATGACTTGGACCAATACGGATCAGACTTTATATTTAAATGGAGCTCAACTTGCAACAGATACACAAACTCCCGCATCCTCCGCATTTACTACAACTTATGTGGGTTGTCATAATAACGGGAATGATTGTTGGAACGGGGATATTGATGAATTATCGATTTGGGATGTTGCATTGACTGGCCCTCAGGTTTCGGAATTATATGCGGGAGGTTCTCCGGGTTCCCTTCAACAATATCCTTTTGCGGCTCCGGCTGCCGGATCAAATATTTCCTTGGCCGGTTCATGTCCGGTAGGCTTCGGATGTAACCTATCTTTTAATAATTCAAACGGGCAATGGATTTATAGTTGGAACGATACTTTAAACTCGATGCAATCAACAGAATTGAAAGTTTATGGAACTTTGGGAAATGTTTATTCCTCGATAGGAACAAATACATCAACCAACTTCACCGGAACGGTTTATATTGATACTTATCCGACTTATGAAAATTCAACAACTAGAGCTTTTTCTTATTTAACAGATACGAACAGAACTTGGCCGGGAGCAGCAACAACTGCAATGATTTTATCGGGTGCAAATTATGCTCCGGCGGTTTTAAATCATTCTGTTTATGGTCCTAATTTGGTGATTGCTCAACCTGAAGGAGTATTTTGGGCGATTATGATAATCGGAACAATGGTTTTGATGAGCTTTGCTTCCCCGTCAAGTGCAATTATTATGATGCTCGGAGGTTTGTTTGCAACTTCTCAACTCGGTTTATTTGCTATTAATCCCGGAACGCTCATGCTGTTGGTATTACTTGGATTTATTGCAATTTGGAGGTTGTCAAAATGAGAATAAGTGATTTTCTGTTATTAACTTTAATGAGTGCCGTTATGATCACGGGCTTTGGAATTTTTATGGATGATGTAAATAATCAATATCCAAATAGTATCAATATCAGTCAATTGGAAGTTATGAATATAACTGCTGTTGAAACTTCCGCCGCCGCTTTTGAATCAGATATAAGAGCCACTCAAAACACGAATGGAAGTTTCGTTAGTAACATTTTAAGCGGAATCGGAGCTGCCGGGAGTTTAGTTGGTTTAACGATGACTTCCGTTAGTCAATTGGCCGTTTTAGTTGGAACGGGAATTGGAACTATATTAGGTATAGCGGATCCAAATGGAGTCATTGAAGGCCTATTAGTTGGAGCATTAATGATGATTATAGCATTATTAATAATATCAATACCTTTCAGGTGGGAGCTTACAAAATAATGGTATATCCTTACCCAACAAATATAACCGGTTTTGGAGAAATATTAGTTTATACGAACACGATAAGCAATGGGATTATGGGATTATGTATTTTGCTACCCTTTACTGTTGTTATGTTTATATTAATGGGGGCGGGATCTCGGGGAATGATTGTGGCCGGATTAACTGGAACAATCCTCGCAGTTATGCTCAATGTTATGGGTGTTGTTAATACTAGCATTATAACACTCTATATAATCGGAACTTTGCTTGGTTTAGGTTGGAATTGGGTTCAAAATTGATGGCCCCATGGTTTTAATAAGAAGTATATTAATCATTATTTAATTAAGGAGGTAAAAATAAGATGCAAAAATTATTAAACAAAAAAGGAGCGGTTGGAATTAACCAATTATCTGGAGTTGTTTTGGTTTTAGTTGTGGCCGCAATCACATTGGGTCTTGGATTAACAGTCCTTGCTAGTTTCCAAGGAGCATTGACTGCCGGAAGCACCGCTTTTAACAGCACTGGAGCAACTATAACCGCAGTCGGTGCGTTAGGTTCCACTTGGTTCTCTATCATCGTTACTGTCGTAGCTGCCGTTATCATCCTAGGATTGATAGTGCGAAGCTTAATGGGAAGCCAATAAACCTCTATAACAGACTTTACGGGGTGAAATCCCCCGTTTATATTTAAAAAAGGAGAAAAAAAAATGGTGAAAAGAGAAACAATAATTAAAAGGGCGAGAATTAAAGAATTAAAAAGACAGCTCAAAATGGCCAAATCCGGGAGATTTGGAGCGAGTTCAAAAGAAGAAGCGAAATTTCTTGCGGCAGACATTCGAAGATTGAAAAGAAGATAAAAAATGGTGAAAAGAAAAAAGTTATGTCAGAATTGTTTTACGGCGTCTGGAGGTGTTAAGTATTCTAGATCAGAACAGCAATATTTATGCAAAGATTGTAGAGAAGATTTTAGAAAAAATTTAATTTTATAAAACATGGCCAACGGAAATAATCAAAATGGAAATGGTAACAACCAGAAAAATGGTTGGATCAAAAGAACGGCTCGGAAAGGTCGAGAGTATGCAAAAAAGAAAGCACTTGAGGAATATGAGCAATTAAAAGCCGGGAGAGAAGCTCGGAAAAAGGCATATAAAGCAGCATATATCAAAGAAAAGGCTCGGAAAGGTCGAATGCAGGCTCGAAGGAGAGTTCGAGGATATGAAGGAAAAGCTCCGAAATATGCAAAAACATTCAAAACACGGAAAAAAACAACAAAGAAAAAAAAGAAATCGATCAATTATATGGCAAATCCCTTCGGGAAGGATGCGTTTAAATTCTAATGGCGTATAAAGGAATATTACAATATAAATTGAGGAAATACGGTATTTATGGAAAGAAAAAGAATGGCCATAAAAAAGTATTAAGGAAAAATGTTTGGTTCAATTGATTATTTTAGTTTAGCAAAATGGATGTTTGTTGGATTTTTTATAGTTTTTTTCCCGGCTTCGATATGGTTTGAGGATGAAATAATTGCCGCACTCGATCGAAGAAAAGCCAAGTCAAAAATAAAAATCCAAAGTAATTAAGAGCCTCTAGAACATAGTAAAACATCATATTACCCCCTTCCGGGGCTTGAAATCCTTTAACCTTTTTTCAATAATTTGCTCGACTTCCTCCGTATCTAAATCAATAAAGGCGGGATGGTTTCTTTTATCACATTCAAAACAAATCTTTCCGAATCGAGTTCCTTTGAAATGCTTTCGACAACGGCGGCAAGTTTTAAAGTGGTTATTGTGAATTTTTCTCATTTATAGTATTAAACATTGAGAGCATGCAGACTCCAAGAAAACCGGCGAGGAATCCTTGAAAGTTGAAAGTTATTAAACCAATACCACACATCAAACACACTCCGGCAAATACCGTCCAAATCACTTTCATCATATTATTTATTTTCCAATCTTTAATTGCAAAAACGATCTCATTAATAAACTCTCTAGTTGGGAAATATGCTCCAAGACACGCCAAAACCATTCCGGCCCCTTGACTTCCGATGTAAAAAGAGAATCCCGAAGCAAGATAAAACATCGAAGCAAAGACATACTCGCTTATTATTTTCATAAGTTATGCCCCGCATCTTTAAGCATGCTCCAAAGTTTTCTTTTAACTAATTTGAGGGGCCGGACACTCGCACTTTTCAACTGCTTGGCCTTAGCGACAGCTTCCGGGCCATAAGTTCCATCCCCCCCGTCCTCGGATATTTCAATTATTCGAGCATACATATAGTGAAGAAAATAATCAAATTCGTCTAAATTCTCATAATCAATATCGATATTTCTTGATTTTAAAAATTCAATCTCATTATCTCTTAGTGTCAAGTTTATCAATCTCCGTCTTTGTTCTAATAAAAAAGGCTGCTTCAGTTAATAGGTTCGCCAATAACACGGCTTCCCTCGGTGAATAACTGTTGGTTGATTCCCAAGTTTGTCCATCATCTTTTGTATATCTTTTCTGCGGAGTTACTGAATAATATATTTTTCCGCTTTCCGCCGTTAAATTCCGCCAGATTGAAATTTGCAATCCGCCCGATCTTATTGTTCTTACAGGTTGTTTTTGATTCTGTTCCATCATGAAAGGAGGGAGTTCGATGCCCGTTTTGTTAGGTGGTTTAATACGAAACGGATCCCTTGTAAAGATGTAACGGCCATACCGCTCCCCTACTATCAATATACGCTCCCGGTATTTAAATGTTACTTATAATGTTGCCTGTTTATTTTTATAAGCCATGTTGAATATATGGAGTCCAACTTCAGGCTTAACACAATTGTTTAATACCTTTTTTTTAAATGTGGTTGAAATATTAAACTGATCAAGATTAAATCC